GTTCAACCAGGAAACAAGTTTTACCCAAATGGTTAATGACCCATTTTCTAATCACACGACCAGCAAGAATACGTTGTTCATAATCTAAGTCAGCCGAAGGTTCATCAATAAAATAAATAGAAGCTTCTCGACCAAGACATAAACAGATGGCCAATCTTTGTTTTTCTCCACCTGAGAGAGTACTGACGCGTTTATCTTTTAGTTCATTAATTTTTAATTCTTTCATGACAATTAGAGAAAACAATCTGTCACAAAGTGCTTTGTTGATTTTCATTTCAAGTAAATCCTCAACATTCATATCTTTATATTTAGCAAAGTTCACATTTTGTTTTTTACAACTTACGCCAAAATCGGCTAAATGTTCCGATAAAAGTTCAACAAAAGTACTTTTACCACAACCATTTTGACCAAGTAAACAAATAATTTCTCCATTTCTGAAAGTTCCTGCTTCAGCTTTCATATTGAAACTGCCTTTTCCGTAAGATCTACTCATTTGTGGATATTTAATCCAATTGATTTTCTTCTCTTCATCCTCATTTTTTGTATTTGAGTCAACAGTAGAACAAACTTTGAAATCCAATGCATAAGGGCGGAATCTCATATTTTCGTTTTTGAATTTGCCTTCGAGAAATTGGTTGATACCACTTCTGATTTTCATTTTTTGAGTTACCACACCATAACAACCTTGTTCACCATACAATGATTGTATATAATCACTCATATAATCCAAGATCGTTAAATCGTGTTCAATAACAATAATATATCTCGATTGATCTTCGTCAACCAACTCTCTAATTAAATCAGTAGCAATTAATCTTTGTTTTACGTCTAAAAATGAGCTACATTCATCGAAAAAATAAACATCCGCCTTTTTAACTAAGGTCATTGCAATAGCAAATCTTTGGAGTTCTCCTCCAGAAAGTGTTTGAATTTCATTTTTCAAAATTTTGGTTAAACCAAGTCTTCCAACAATTAAATCAAAATTATTTTTTTCTTCGACCCCTAACAAACATTCTCCAACTTTTTTTCCACTAAATCGTCGAACAAATTGTGTACTTAATTGAGGTTTAATGGCAACTGTCAACTCATTAGTAGATAATTTCGTGAAATAATTTTGTAAACTGCTTCCTCTGTAATATTTAATTATATCTGTCCACTCAACACCTTGTTTTAGGTTACCAAAGTTAGGCATTAAACGTCCTGATAAAATTTTTAAGGCAGTTGTTTTACCAATTCCATTTGTACCGAGTAATCCCAATACAGCTCCGTGTTGGGGCTGGGGTAGTTCATATAATCTGAATGAATTTGAACCGTATTTATGTGTTATGTTTATTTTTGGATTATTTTCAGTTGGTGATCTTACCACTGTTACGGCTCCGTCTGGTGTTCGTTTCGCATTATTGAAACAAATGGGACAAGCAGTTTCCAAAATTTTAACATCTTTTCCATGAATCCGAATACAATCCCTCTCACAAACTTTCGATATACGTTTCAAGTATTGATATGCGGGTGTATTTGGTTTACATTTATCCAAATTTACAATGGCTATCTTTTTTTCACAACCTATTTTACCACTTTTCTTGTTTATTTTAAACATGTCTAATATAATTAATGTTGCAAATTCTTTAAATAAGAAAATCATTTTTTTGAGGAAATCCAAGCAAAAAAAAGTTGCTACCATTCGTGGAGGTAGCTTGTTTCCATGTCAAGACCCAAAGTGTGACTAGACCGTACGCCTTTTCAAGGATTACACTGGTTGCGTTCTTGAGTTCAGGTATGCGAAGTGTTTGCCTTTCCTCGAATACTCAAAAACTTCCAAGGTTGGTGTTTACACCAACTGTTGCGATTGTTATGGCCAGTTTTTAGTCAAGAATCGTGGTGAGCAAGCTTGTTACGAGTGTTTTGTTGGTGGCCTTTTTCCAAAGGATCCCAAACCTAAGCCCACAAAGCGTCCAAAAGTTTGTAGTACATGTGGTGAAAAACGCAAGCTGACATGGCGAGCGTGTCCTTACCAACTGGACATACACAATCGGTACGTGTACGCGTGGACTTGTGACGATTGTGATGAGCAAGCTGCTTTGGATATTTGAGTATTTATCTTATAATTTATAAACATTTTCCACCTAAACGGAAAAAAAATTGAACAAAATAAATCAATAAAAATGGGAAAAAGTTATAAGTATACCTCTTTCAGAAGGTGTTATTGTTTTTTTTAAGGGTTTCTACTTACGAAAACCTTTTGTATCCAGCGATGCTCTGAGAAGGGTAGTTGAATACGCACAGGAGTTCGATGAACAACAAGCGTTGGAAGATATGTTCTATGAATACAACGGTTTGCATTGCGAGTGTAACAAAGATGACAAAACAAGGAGAAATCATTATTTTGACATTCGTGATTGTAATTGGTCTGATGTGAAACGTAATGAAAATGGAAATGTGATTTCTATCGAAATAGATCATGATCTTGATTTTGATGATTGGGCAAAAGGTTGTGCGGATTGTTATGGAACATCCATGGACCATCCTTATACTTATTCGCGTATCCTTCCTTGTATCACAAACTTTCGTTTTCTCCAAAAACTTATCTTTAAAAAAGTTGGGTTAATAGGTGAAATTCCAAAGGAAATTGGGTATTTGCGAAATTTGAAGATACTTAATATTTCGCAAGATAATTTTGGTGAAAACTTTTCAATGGGTGAACCTATACCATTAAAGGTTATTACAGGTAAATTGCCTGATACTTTTTCAAAACTACAAAGACTTGAAAGTTTGTCTTTGCGGGGATTAAATTTATCAATTGACGGTATTGAAGTTATTGGAACATTGAAAAATTTGATGCATTTACAACTTTGTGAATGTTTGGAAAATGAAGATTATGAACCACCAGATTTTATTTACGAAATGACACAGCTAGTTTCTTTGAGACTTGCATGTTTTACTGGACAAATTTCAACAAACATAAAAAATCTAGTTAATCTTGAAGATTTTAGTTTTGACAGAACAAGAGGAGTTCTTCCAAATTGTATTTTCACAGAAATGAATATTTCAGATTTGAAAATTTTTGGAGAATTTGTAATAGATTTTAGGACAATTGACGAAAGCAAGTTAAAAAGTTTCAGTCAATACTCAAGAATTCCAAAATATACTCTTCTTGGACAAAGACCTTCGATTTATGTAAGATTAATGGAAACAGAAGAAGAGCGGGAACAAAGATGGAACCAACTAGTTCCTGGACGTCTCTGATTTTATTTAACCAGTGAACACTGAACGTGTTATGTTTAATGTTCAAAAAAAAAATGAAAAATTTATTAACTTATAAATAAGAATGGAATAAACTTTTAATTTGTGCTTCCATTATTATTAAAGAAATAATATCTCTTTTTAAGTTCTTAAAGCAAGAAAGAGATAGTATCTCTTTTTTAATAATACATCTTAAAAACTCTTTCATCATCTTTATTCTCAAACCTTGGGAAACATTTATAACTTACAATTTTATCAAATCCTTCATCTTCAATAGAACGTAAATCCATTCTTTTCTTCATTGTGTTATAAACAATACTTTTGATAAACTTTCCAGTCTTAAAACACCTAAAATGATTCAATTGAACAATAATATCCCAATCTGTTTCAATTTTAATTCCAATTTTTTGATAATCATCATAACTATTTTCTAAATAAAACACCCTATCCTTTGGGACTAAATTGGTATTGTCAACGATGATGTTTTCTCCATCTTTAACCAATTGTTTGAAATATTTATTATTCTTGCTCTTCGTTTTCAAAGTATCCTGATTAACAATTTTGAAATCAAACTCTTTATTCTGATCCCTCAACCATCCTGACAAAAAAGATTTTCCAGAAGCTGGCAAACCCATCATAACAATAATATATTTATGATTTCTATCCTTTAAAGCGGTAAGGCCAAGATCAAAATCCACTGATTTTTCATCCAAATAATCCAAGAATTCTCTTTTAGGATGAGTTATTCCATCTGTTTCTGTTGCTCCAAGAAACATTTCTTCTGGTGTGTAAAAATTTAATCCACAATTTTTAGCAAAGAATAAATCACTTGATGAAAAATCTTTTTTCTTCTTTATTCCTCCACCACTCCAAGACCATCCAGCACTTCTTCCACAGGCATCTCCACAATAAAATGAGTTTTCGAAATCAATATCTCCAACTTCATTGCTTAACAAAGTAAAACAACCAATCATCGGTTTCCTGAACTGATTATAACCAGTTGAAATAAAATAAGACACTGGTACGTTTCCACCTATTTGAAACAAAATATTATTCAATTTATACATAAAATTCTTCCTCTTCTCTTCTTTTTCTCCCAAACCACTCTGATTCGTAAAAATTACAATGTTATAACCATTCTCACTTAATTCGACCAACTTTTCAACAACTCTATCAGAAAAAAACTGCCAATCATCACGATCCTTTGCATGAACCCTTCCACTTTTTGTTTTGATTAAAGTGGAATCAAGATCAAATCCTGCTATTTTACTTTTTTGTTTATCTTTTTTATTAGAGAGATTAATTTTATAAATAAGATTGTTTAATGTGTCCATTGAGTTTATTTTTCAATATGTTCTTAAATTATTTCCGAGTTGATAATATATGAATGTCGATAATTTGCAAAGATGTGGAACTTGTATGGTTCATCATAAACACGAAAAAAACTTTGGTGGGAGGATTGGAAGATCAGGTGTGTCTCTTCAAACAGCTATTAATGTAACAGGTGTTCGTGATATTAAAAGGTGTCTTTTGTGGGGTGGTAGAAAATGGAATTTCAGTGGTATTCATTCCGACAACGGTACTATAAATTATAGTATTAATGGTTCGATGAAGTTAAATGGGAATCCAGCTTTGTACACAGAAAGTACAACTTATAATACAATGGTTGATACAATTATGGAAAGATTGAGTGAGATTATTCCTTTTACTTTTACTCGTGTTGCTAATTTTAATGAATCTATTATTGATTTTAATTTTTGTGCATCAGGGTTTTTCGGAAGTCCCTACATCGTAGGATATGCAAATCCACCTGGTTATGCTGATTCTTGGACATATGGCGAACCTGATACAAAAACAAGTACTGATTCAGATGGTTGTATTTTTATGAATCTCTCGTGGTTCCATTCTGGTTTTGAAAATATGGGATCATGGATTCACCTTATTATTCTTCACGAGTTGGGACATGCTCTTGGTCTTGCTCATCCTCATGATCGTGGAGGAGTAAGTACTATCATGCCTGGTGTGTCAAGTTCAAGTAGTGCTGGAACTTATGGTCAGAATGATTTTATTTATACAACAATGACGTATAGGGATAATGTTAGTAAATATGGACCAAGGAGTATAACAAGTGCGACAGGTTATGTAGAAAATTTCATGACTTTGGACACAGCTTGTCTTCAATATTTGTATGGAAGAGCTACCTCTTCAGGTTCAAATACAACTTATTCACTTTTAACATCATCAACAAATAATTGGAAAGCTATTTATGATAGTGGAGGAACAAACACAATGAGTGGAACAAGTGCTGGGACAAGTGTTACAATGGATACAAGGAAAGCTAATTTACAACTTAGAAGTAGGAATGCTGGGGGTTATGTTTCAAAATCAAAAGCAAGTACTGGAGGAAGAGGTGGATTTCTTGTGGCACATAATACAAATATAAATAGGGTAACAACTGGAAATAGGAATAATACAACTGTTGCGAAAAGTTCTGTTACAGTCACCTGTGGAAGTGGTACTCAAACAGTTTATGTAAGGGGAACAGGAATAACAGTTACAAAAGCTAATGGAATTGGTGGAACTGTTCATGTTACTTTTAATTATAACCCAAGACGTAAGAGAAATCGTGGAAGGATTATTGTGTTAAGAAATCAAAAGAAACTTATTGTCAGAAGAAGGGGAAGATTGATTTGTACTTGTACAAATATTACTTCGTTTAAATTTCAGGGAAGAAGGATAAGATCAATGAATAGGTATTACAGAATAGCTAGAAAGAGAAGGAGGAATAGATTGAATATTAGAGGAAGAATTTAGTTTTAATCCTTTTTTTTTTATTGTTTTATAATATATGCCAGATTACACAATTAGCAATGAAACTGAATGGAATACCATTGCTGGAACAAGTTTAACCAGCGATGATACTGTCAAACTAACAGCAAGTTTTACTTTCTTATCAACTGTTTTACCAGCAGAAAGAATAACAATTAATAACGGTGTTACTTTTGATGGACAGGGATATGTGCTTACCTTGGCGACTGGAAATCATACGGGATTATTCAATGTAAGTGCAACATCATCCACAGGCACAAATATACAAAATCTCGGTGTTATTGGTACAAATGCAACTTTGCTTGCCAATTGCGGTTTTATAATCAATGGTCCATCCGAAATACATTGTAATATTTATAATTGTTACGTAACAGGAGACATCGCAAATCAAAATTGTGGTGGAATTATTGGTAGAATTGATGATGGTGCTCTTAATTTATATAGATGTAGATACAGTGGAACATTAAATGGAACACAAACTGGTGGTTTAATTGGAATATTTGTTGATATAACAGAAACAATAAATATAGAAGAATGCTATTCACACGCAACATTCAGTAATAGCCAATATTTAGGTGGATTAGTTGGTAGATTTGGTGGAACTTCAAATAGTGGTACAATAAATATAAAAAATTGTTATCATTATACTTCTGCAACTCCTGTAGCTTCTTATTTGGCAGGAATATGTGGATTTGTGAATACAGGGCTATCTACCGCAAACGTAAATATAACTAATTGTTATTGTATAAACTCTTCGATGACATATTTACAAAATGGTTTTCCTGATGATGACATTGTTGTGAATTTTACAAATGTAATAGTTGATGGAGCCAATAATTACCGTTACATGGAAGATGGTAGTGGAAACGAGTTATCTAGAAGTAATAATAACTTTGACAATACTGGTACAGATATATCTGTCATAGAAGGACAACTATCTGGACCAGCATCTCTTTGGCAATCAACATCATTGGCTGATACGTGGACAGCAGGAACAGATACGAATTATCCAACTCTTGACCAATTCACACTTGGACCTTGGACATCATACTCGACCTATACTGATGAAGCTTTACTAACAACAAACTACACAGGTGGTAACGCCAGAGGATCAAGTGGTGGCGGTGGAGGAGATCCACATATTTTTCCACTTTTTGGTAAAACTTATGATCTTCCACATTTGGAAGAAACTTTTCTGCTCCTCGATAACCAAAAAGAAAACAATAATGATCACTTAATAATTAAAGGAAAATGTTGGTACGTTCCAAGACATATTTACGAGAAAAATGTTGAAACTCATATTGAAGATGGTGTTTCCAAATTAGAATATATGGATTTCTATACAAGACAAAAACTTACTTTTTTCAAGTATCTCAAAGTAGAGTATAATGATGAAGAGTATATTTTTGATATGGATTCATTAGAAATCAAAGAGTACACAAATGACGAAGATTTTGAGAATGGTCAATTACCAATAAAGAAAAGATATAAAAAAAGTGACTCAATTAAAATTAGTGAGATAATGAAAAGATATCAACTTCTCTTCTCTAAACATGTTACTAGAAAATCTAAATTTAAATATTCCCAAAACGCAATGGCAAGGGAAATAACAATTAAAACCAAGAATAATAAAATAAACCTCACCCTTATTTCCGATCCACAAAAAGTAGATTTGAGAAACTCCATTGAACTAACAGTCGCATCTAACGCTAAAAGTTTTTACGGAGCTTTAATCAGAAGAGATATAAAAACTATTAAATTTTAATTATTTGTCTTTTAAATTTTTGTTGTTTTATAATATATGGCTATAGAATATTTAATTCCACAAACGCATACATGGAATCAGGTAGCAACCGCACCTTTAGCAAGTGGTGATACAATAAAATTAACAGCGAATACTATCTTTGGATTATCTGTTCCAGTAGCAAATATAAGAATATCAATGGTTGATGGAGTTACGTTTGATGGACAAGGTTATGTCATAACATTAGCAAGTGGCAGTTATTCTGGAATTTTTGAATTGCCCCAGACTGGTACTGACTGTAATATACAAAATGTTGGTGTTGATGCTAAAACAAATAGTGCTAGTTTAGCCAGTTCACAAGGATATTTAATAAATTCTGATTCAAATGCAAAATGCGGGAATATATATAATTGCTATGTTTACGGTACAGTAAGCAGTTCACAAGGAGGATTTACTGGAGGTATTTTTTCCAATTCAAATCTTAATTTTTATAGATGTTATTTCAGTGATTCAATAACTGGATTTTACAGTGGAGGATTTACAACAAATATAAGCTCTAATTTTACAGGTACTTTAACATTTACAGAATGTTATGCATTTTGTAATTTAAGTGGAAATAATTCATGGTCTTCTGGTTTAGTTTCAACTATTGGTGGAGGCAGTGGAACAATACGAATGACAAATTGTTATCACAATGGAACATATTCTCGAAATACCCTGTCTGGTATGATAACTGTACTCTCAAGCAATACAAATGAGGTTTATATTGATAATTGTTATTGTACTGGAACTGATGGTACAGATACAACGGATGGAAGATTAATATCAATAAATACCACCGCTAATTCAGATATTCATCTAACGAATTCTCTTGGTCCTTCGCCCCATGTAGTTAGATTTCCAGATAATACAGATGCAAGTGGAGTTTTAAGTACAAATGATAATAATTCATCCGACCTGACTGAAATTCAGGGTCAATTAACAGGTGCAGCTATAAATTGGCAAGATCAATCCGACACATGGACAGCAGGAACAGATTCTAACTATCCAACACTTGACCAGTTTACTCTCGGCCCATGGAATCCATCAGATTATACACTTTATACATCAGAAGCAACACTTACTGAAAATTACACAGGAGGTAATGCTAGAGGTTCAAGTGGCGGTGGTGGCGGTGACCCACATATTTTTCCACTTTTTGGTAAAACTTATGACCTCCCAAATTGGGATGATACTTTCCTCCTTCTTGATAACCAACAAGAAGATAAACTAATAGTCAAAGGTAAATGTTGGTATGTTCCAAGAGAGATATATGAAAAAGATGTAGAGACTTATATAGAGGATGGCGTTTCCAAACTTGAATTTCTTGATTTTTATAGAAGAGAAAAGCTTACTTTCTTCAAGTATCTCAAAATTGAGTACAACAATGAAGAATACATTTTTGATATGGATTCATTGAAAATAAAGAAATATACTAGTCATAATGATTTAGAAAACGGAACTCTTCCAACAAAGAAAAGATATAAAAAGAGTAAATCTATAACAATAACAAGACCAATGAAGAGGTATCAACTTCTCTTCTCTAAACATGTCACTAGAAAATCCAAATTCAAATATTCCCAAAATGCAACGGCAAGAGAAATAATAATTAAAACAAAAAATAATAAAGTAACACTTCTCCTTATCTCAGATCTACAAAAAATAGATTTGAGAAACTCAATTGAACTAACTATAACATCAAACGCTAAGAGTTTTTATGGAGCTTTAATAAGAAAAGAAATTAAAACCGTTGAATTTTAATTAACCAATAAAACCAATAAAACTAATAAAATCAATAAAAAAAAAAATGATTTTATTTATTCAATGAGTAAAAAATAAATAAAATCCAATATGACTACTAATCAACTTAGATTTGACACTACGACGGCTTTGACTCTCATTATTCCACAGGATTTTCATGAAAAGATTAACAAAATTCGTCAAAATTATGACGGTGCCTTCCCAAGATGGATGCCACACGTTAACTTCATCTTCCCCTTCATTGAAGAGGAACATTTCGAAGATGTAGTCACAAAGCTCACAGAAGCTTTCAAAACAGATGGTGTAAAGCCTTTTACTCTCCAACTTAACAAATTAGAATACTTCTCCAAAACTGTTAAGGACAGGAAAACAAGGAAGAAGACCAAAATGGCTACATTTCACCTAAAAACAGATGATCAAAGTGGACTCGATCAGGTATTCAATACCATCAAGAAAACACTCCCAAATGTCCAAATCAAACATCCCACATTCCAAGCTCATATGACTTTGGGACAATGTGAGCAAAAAGATTTTGCAACATTGAAGGAAACATTTGATCTCGATGATATGGAATTTGAAGTAGATAAAATCTACATTATCCAGAGAAGTAAGGAAGACAAATCTGTACCATTTAAGATTGTACATGAGATTCCCTTAGCCTGATGGCTAAAAGTTTAATTACCCAAATTATTTATAACATCTTCAACAGTTATTCCAAATTCAGTATTCATATAAATCTTAGGTTGTTCCTTTGTAATCCCTTTATAATTTTTATACATATTGAATCTTATAAAATTATCACCATTATTTTTAACAATATAATCATAATCTTTCGAACATCCCTCATAATCATCAACAGCTTTCATCATCATTTGATAACTAGCATCCATCGTAAATCCTCCCCAACCAGTACACATAAAAGGAGTATAAACTGTTTCTATGATCGTATCCACCTGTCCATTCTTCAAACATTCATCATTATACTTCTTAACCAAATTCAATGCACTCCGTAAGGTTCGATAGGGATTAAAAGTTTTATCTACTTTTTGGGGAAGAAACATTGAAGGTGCACTAATAAATTTATATGTACCTTCTGGAGAAATCATTTGTGAACAACCAATCGGTAAATAAGGTCTTCCACAATTTGAGTTAAGTCCAAGGTAAGTTAAACTGCTTTTTACTTTTCTTTCAATATTGGAAATTGCTTTTGTATAAGCTAAATCTGAACCACCATCCATAAAAAGAAGTGAATTAGCTGCTGAAATAAAACAAACAGATTTATCTTGCCTGTATTGTTCAACCAACTCTTTTATATCCGCCACAAGATAAGGGCATTTCACATCATCTCTCTTTTTGTAATCAAAAAATACAACTTTCATATATTTATTTTGAAGAAAAATAAATATCTCTTTATACTTATCACTAATTTATTATTAAATGAGAAAACATTCGTTGAAAATAACCAAGATTATTCTTTAATATAGTAATAATGGTATTTTTCTATACAATTCACAGTATTACTAAAAAAGGAGAAGGGGAGAAAGACGGAGCGAAAAACGCAAGAACTTTTCTCATTGGTGCTATAATTTACATTGCATTATTTATGTTTTTAATGCATCACGGTTTGAAAAATAAATTTACAAATCCAATTTTAAAAACAGGATTCTTCCTCATTCTTCTAGTCGATATGGCAACAATGGCTTATTTATACAGATCTTATTATGGGAGATTAATCACCAATGAGATTTTGAGCACGGATGATGACGAAAGTAAATGGAAATACTCTGAGACAGATCACAAATATAAAATGAAAACAGAAGATGATATCCAATTGGAAGAAGAGATCAACAAAGTCAAAAATGATTATAATTACAAAGAACTTGAAAAATTAAAAACTGAAATGAATGGCCAAAATGATGAAGAATTCCATTGTGATGATGAAGTAGACGATAATAAAGAAGTTGAGGTATAAGAAAATAAAAAGGATTTAAAATATATCTGACTATTTAAACTATCTATGTCGAACAGTTCAATTAGTTTATCACCCCTTGATGATAGATACCGTAGCATAACCAATGAATTAACCAAATATTTTTCCGAATATGCTCTTTTCAAATATAGATTGAGGGTGGAATTGAAATATTTCCAAAGACTTGTCATGTTGAAACTTCCACAACTTTCAGATCTCAGTGAAAAAGATATTACAACAATCTTTAAAAAAATTTATAGAGGATATAACGAAATTGCTTATAAAAAGATTAAAGAGTATGAGGCCACAACAAAACATGATGTAAAAGCTTTGGAGTATTACATGAGAGATGTTTTCAAAGAAAATTGTCTTTCACAATACTCTTCCTTTATTCATTTTGCACTTACATCACAAGATATTAATAATACAGTTATTGCTCTTCAATTGAAAGATTTTCTTACAAAAGATTATTCCAAACAAATTCAGAATGTTATCAGTGCAATTGAGCATCATGCTACTAACCTTAACGGTGTGAGAATGATTAGTCGAACTCATGGTCAACCAGCTGTACCAACTGATTTTGGAAAGGAGTTCAAAGTTTTTTCATACAGATTGGCTCTACAAGTTGATCAACTCAGAGATACAAAACATTATGGAAAATTTGGAGGTGCAAGTGGTAATTTAAATGCACACAGAGTTGCTTATCCTGACATTAATTGGATAAAATTTGGAGAAAAATTTATGGAATCTCTTGGGTTGATTAGGAGTGCTTATACAACACAGATTGATAGTTATGATAGTTTGGCAACTATTTTTGATTGTTTAAGGAGAATAAATATTGTTTTAATTGATTTGTGTCAAGATATGTGGTTATATATTTCCATGGATTATCTCAGACAGAAGATCAACAAAAACGAAGTTGGTTCATCAACAATGCCACATAAAGTTAATCCAATTAATTTTGAGAATGCAGAGGGAAACCTCAAGTTGGCTAACTCTTTATTGGATTTTATGTCTAATAAACTTCCAGTATCGAGGCTACAGAGGGATTTGACAGATTCTACTGTATTGAGGAACGTTGGTGTTATTTTTGGTCATATTTATGTTGCTTTTGATAATTTGACACGTGGTCTCAATAAGTTAGATGTTAATTTGGATAAAATTAATAGAGATTTGATGGATAATTATGTTGTTATAACAGAAGGTATTCAAACTATTTTGAGAAAGTATGGTCATATGGATGCATATGAACAGTTAAAAGCTTTTAGTAGGAATAATGAGAAAATGACTAAAGATCAAGTCGACCAATTTATAGATTCACTTGATATTAATGAAAAAATTAAAGAAGAGTTGAGACAATTGGATGTAACAACTTATTAAACAATCAAATCTTTTTATATTTTTTTTTTTAATTAAAACAAATTTTTGATTTAAGAATTGGTTATAATATAAAATATAAGATGTCATATATACCGATTATTGTTTATTCCAAAGATTCTTTAAATCATGTTGATAATATTATTTATTATTTGTATAATAGTTTTTCAAATCTTCATAATAAAATTGAACTTGTTATTGAGAAAAGAATTATGAAACATGATAAGAATCCACAAGCATTATTGGAGTCAATTGATTATTATAATAAATTAGATGTTTTTTGTTTTGTTGTTATTTCAGAAGAGAATAATGGATTGGCTAATTTTGTTGATGCCAATACGACTGTACCAGTTATATATTCGCCTTGTCATTACGATACTAAACCTCTTTATGATTCACCAATGATGACATTTGGTCCAGAAAATACAGCATTGACTATTGTGAAGCTTTTAAGTGTTCTTTATGGAAATGATATAAGACAAATCATTAAGGAATATCAGAATAATAATAGACAAAAGGTGAGAATTGAGGATATTGTTTTGGGACATGAGGAGTCCACAGTTAATGAAAAATGGTATGAGGATAAAGTAACAAGTAAGAAAAATATGAATTATCTTCTTACTCACACTTTTAAAAGAAAAGGTAAGGTAAGGGATATTTATGAATCTGAAGAAGACGGAACAGTTGTTCTTTCGGCAAGTGATCGTTTGAGTGCATTTGATAGAATTATTTGTAATATTCCTTATAAAGGAGCGGTTCTTAATAGAATTTCTACTTGGTGGTTCGAGCAAACTAAAGATTTGGTTCCAAATCATTTGCTCACTGTTTTAAATGATACAGATATTAAGGTGAAGAAGTGTACTCCGATTTTGGTAGAGTTTGTTGTCAGAGGTTATATTACGGGAAGTAGTAAAACATCTATGTGGAAGAATTATTCAGAAGGTTGTTCATCATATTGTGGACATGTTTTACCGAGAGGATTACATAAGAATCAAAAGTTGGAATCTCCTTTGGTTACGCCAACTACAAAAGGAGCAACTGATGAGTTGATTAGTCGAGAGGAAATTATTAAAAGAGGGATTTTAACAGAGGAACAATGGAATCAGTGTGAAGAGTATGCACTTAAGCTTTTCAATTTTGGAACAGATGTTGCTTCTCAAAATGGATTAATTTTGGTTGATACTAAATATGAATTTGGTTTTAACAAGGATGGCAATATCATATTAATTGATGAGATTCACACAGCTGATTCTAGCCGATATTGGTTCAAACATAGTTATAATGAGAGGTTTAATAATGGTGAACATCCCGAGGCGATTGATAAAGAGATTATAAGAATGTGGATTAAAGAGAATTATGATCCTTATGATAAGAGTGTTCCGATTCATGTACCACAAGATAAGAAAGATTTAGTTATGAGAAAGTATATTCAACTGTATGAGATTATCACAGGTCAATATTTTTTTTAAGGATGTGTTTGGATTTGGGATATAAAAAATTTCAGAAATTATAGATAATGTCTGAAAAATATAAAGGTGGTGGTGGATTGATGCAATTGGTTGCATTTAGTATAAGAGATATTTATATAACGGGAAATCCACAAGATGGTGGTTGGGTTTATGGATATGAATATGGAGAAAGAAATCCATATTGTTCTTTGAAATATACATTTTTGAGAGGTAAAAGAGGTGAATTACAAAACAAATTATCAAAAAATATAATTAAATCTTTTGAGAAATTATATACTCGTAGGGAATGGGAAAAAGTTGTTATGTTAAATGATAATCATGTTCAAGATGATAATAATGGGTTTATGGGTTTACAAATATTAACAGAGGATAATACAGATCAATACAAAGAAGAAATTGTAAATAGATCATACAATGAATTTAATAATGTTTTCAATGATCAACTTGAGATGAGAAACTTGATAACAGTTCAGTAATTAAGACATATTTTACTCCACTATTAACTTTTTTAACACTATGATATTGATCAATTGGAAAAATTACTATTTTACCTTTTTTTGGGATAATAATTGATTCAGCTTCCATTTTATCAAAATTTAGTTCAAGAACATTAAAAGATAATGATTTTAAAAAATTTATAAATAAAAAAAATGGTATAAACAAAGATATTAAAAAATTTTATAACAGAAAATTATTTAGAAAAAATAAATTTAGAATCTATTCTAATACAAAAAAATCAGAAGATACATTTCTAAATGAAGTAGAAAATAAATTTTTAACGGAAGAAGATAAAGAAAATAATAAGAAACTTGTATTATTATATGGTAATTGGTCAAGAAGTAGTCAGATGAAAAATTTTATGCCCACCCCTGGATTGGGAATAAAAAGATTATTAAATAAAAGATTTATTATATTAGATGTAGATGAATATAAAACAAGTAAAATACACAATAGAACATTAAAAGAACTTACAAATATTAAAATAAGAAAAAATAATCATAGTAAAAAAATTCACGAGGTGCTAACTCTAAAAGAGGAAACCGAACGGTGTATATTCGTGAATAGAGATAAAAATGCTTGTGAAAATATATTATTAATTGGAAAATGTTTTTTGAAAAATCAAACACGTCCAGATATATTTAAGAGAAAACAAGTAAATCAAACTGTTATTCAAGGAAGGTAGTAACTTGAGTAATAGCCGAAGGGACATAAGTGTTCTACCAATAAATACTTATCAATAAGCCCTTCACTTTTAGAATTTAGTATTTGTGTAGTATTTAATACTATGTGAATAAAAAGCGTTGTGTTTTGTTATTTTTTATAAAAAAAGTGGCATTTAAAATACGCACCGCTCTAAATTAATTTTTCATTTTTTATTTTTTATTCAACAGAATAAGTTTCATAATTCCAAATTTGTTCCTCAGAGTTTCTTACAAGGATTCTCCAAAATTTGTCACTTGATGTAAACCTGCAATGAATAGCTGCTGGTCTCCATCTTGCTCTAGCCACATAACATTTGTTTGGAGAACTAATTTTCAAATAATCCATTTTTCCAATTACTCTTTTGTTATTATTTGTTTCTGTAATTTCTAATTGTATTGTGTGAAAACCTTTTCGAAGTTTTCCAATCTTACAAGCCCAAACATAAGTATCATCTTCTTCATCGCTCTCTTCCATTGCAAGTTCTATGTTTTTGTAACCATCGACAATTATTTTGAATTTTCCTTTATGTCCATCCATATTCAATCGCATGCTACAATCTAGCCTGATGCGACATTTTCTGTTTAAAACAATACCCTAAAGCATTGATTCTCCAACTGTTGTAAAATTGTCAATATGTGAGAATAGTTTGTTTTTATTGAGATTATCATTGGATTCTCCATCTTCAATACATCTCAATCTTTTTACATTGTTGAAGAAAACTTCGTTTGGTCCTAAATAAAGAGTATTTCTTTTGCGACCTTCGTTTTCACAAGCTTGGCAAAGATATCTTTTTTTGGTTAGTGGATCGATTACATACTCTGTTTGTTTGAGTAATTATAACCGATATTGTTCCATATCCTCTTCATCGAGAATATCTGGTTCCAATTGTGTTATTCGCATTTCTGTAATTATAGTCGAGATTTTATTATTGAAAAAAAACAAATATAGATTAAATCTTCAATTTAATGTTAACAATAAATTAAAGAGAAATATAAAAAAACAAAGAAATTAAGCCTCAACAACTTCACCAATCTCAATTAATTCCCCAAACTTGTTCAAATCAGGTTCACAATCTTTACTAATGATCAAGACCATTCCAATACCACAATTGAATGTTCTTCTCAACTCTTCCTCACTAATTCCACTCTCTCTTTGTACCCACCTAAATATATCAGGAACTTCCCAAGCATTTTCATTAATCTTACTCTTCAATCCTTCTCTCAAATTTCTATCAACATTCTCATTCAATCCACCACCAGTAATATGTGCAGCACCAACAACACCTTGAATTTCCCGAATCATATTTAAAACTTCCCCATAAATTCTAGTTGGTCTCAAAATCTCATCAATGTTACGTTTAGAATGTTTTAAAACCTTTCTTACCAAAGAAAATCCGTTCGAATGTAAACCATTCGATGGTAGTCCATAAATCTTATCACCAATGCCAATTTCTTTTGGTAAAAGTTCGTGAGTTTGAGCAGCTCCAATAGCAAATCCAGCTAAATCAAAACCACCTGTTTTATAAACACTACCCATTTCTGCTGTTTCTCCCCCAACTAATTTACAACCAGCAATTTGACAACCCTCATGAATACCCTTCAATATTTTATAATTGACTTCCAAATCCAGTTTATTGACAGCTAAATAATCTAAGAAATATCTAGGCCAGATACCACGAGCAATCAAATCATTAACAGACATTGCAACCAAATCTATGCCCAATTCATCATATTTACCATATTCACGAGCTATTTCCAATTTTGTTCCCACTCCGTCAGTACACATTCCAATATGAAGATCTCCAGAAAATTGGAAAACAGAACAAAACCCTCCAATCTCCTTCTCACAAGACTCAGACAAACCCTTAATCAACCCAACAAATTCATTCCCTTTATCAATATCAACACCTGCTCCACTATAACCACCTTCCAACAAATTGTAATTTCCATTTGAACACCAACGAACAAACTCAACTAAACACATCTTCTCCAAATTCTGAACATCCTCTTTCAATACCTCCGCATTAGTATGAATAGAAGGATCAACACGTAGCTGTTTCTGCATTACAAACCTACCACCATCAACATCCTCTGTCACATGATGTAATGTACAACCTGTAAAAAACTCTCCCCAATCTAAAACTCTCTGATGAACTTCCATATCCATTCCTCCAGCATGTTTTGGTAAAAGAGATGGATGAATATTGAAAATACGTCCCCTATAAGCATCAATCAAATCTGATGTAACAATCCTCATATAACCAACAAGTAAAACAATATCAACATCATAAATATTCAAAAGTTCAACAAGTTTCCTGTCATAAGATTCCCTAGTTTCCCCACGTTTTTTAAAGAAAGGCATATAAACAAAAGGAACACCAAAATTTCTAGCTTTATCCAATATACCACTATTCTTCTTATTCGAAATAACCACTTCAACCCTCGCATTCAAAGCTTTCTCTCTTATCAGTTCAAAAAGTGAAGTTGTACTTGTTCCCCGAGTTGACCCCAAAATGGCTATCTTTATTTTTTTACTACTACCATGACCAAGTGACGGACGGGATGGGTGATCAAATAAAATACCAGTTCCAATATCTCTTCTGTAATATTGATCCCTATAAACAATATGAGGTGCACTGTTGTAAATATTTTGAAGAGCATCATACAAAGATTTCTCAGAATATCTCACAACTGAACACACACGTCCACCTGTAGTGTAATTAACTCCATATTCATTTTTAACATTTGCCCAATAAATCTTATTACCATATTTATGAAACTTATCATAAACCATAACATCAAGTGGTTCACTCGATTTTCCACGAGGGTAATCAACATGGGACATAACAACATTCGCTACATAACCTTTCTTCCATTCAACCACCAAATCTCTACCTTCAGCACAAGCCAAGCAAATATCATACAATGATGTCTCATCAGACAATAAATTCAAAATAGTTTGTGCCTCTGGATCCCCAAATCGAGCATTAAACTCCAAAAAATAATAACCATCCGAACATTTCATCAATCCTCCATACAAAACTCCAACATAACCTTTTCTCAAATGTGCTGATGACCTACTCTCAGATTCTTCTCCACATTTCACAACAACTTTCTTCATATGTTCCCTCACCTCCTCCAACTCCTCATCATTCAAAACTTGTACAGGACAAACAGCACCCATTCCTCCAGTATTTAATCCAATATCTTGGTCATCAATCTTTTTATAATCTTGGGACTGAGGCATCAACCAAA